CCAAGCCGGGCGTTGGTCCCCGACATGAGCGCACACAGCAGCTCGGCATCACGGCGCCCGCACTTGCTCAGGACGATCTGCAACAGCCGGGACGCGTCGATCATCGCCTGCGTGATCTGTTCGGATGCGGTGGCGGTGGCCTTGTCCACCCGGTCCATTGTCAGTTCGGGGCGTTCGTGGCCGTAGGCGATGGCGATCAGGATTTCGAGCCGGCGCGCGGCCTGAAGCTGTTGATCGGTGAGCGCGGCCTTGCCCTCGGCGCCCTTGCGGGAGTGCAGCAGGCTAAACACGTCCAGCCGGTGCGCTGCGATGATGCGGTATTCGCTGTCATGCACGACGCGGACACCTTGGGCCTTCAGGGCGATGATCTGGGCCTTGCGGGCTTCGCGGTCGGCCAGGGCCTCGGCGGTGTCTGTTTTCTTGCGGCGGGGGGTGCGGGTCATCGAAGAAGGCTCCTCAGCCAGTTGGACGGGTGGACAAAGCCCTGCTCACGCATATGGCCTGCAATGGCCTCTATGGCCGCTAGGGCTAGGCGCTCGGCATCTAGATCAAGGCAGGCGTCGAAGGGGCGGGTCGTTACGCCCCGGCGCTGGTTGATGATCTCTGTGTCTAGAGCTTCAGAAATGCGTTGAACGATAGCCGGGGTAGGAGGGGTCATTCGCCGATCTCCATCGTTAGCGTTTCTACGTTCGGGGCGCTTCACTGTTCTTAACCTTCACTGTTCTGTTCTTGTGGTTGCTGGTTGAGAGAGTTGCTGTCCGGGCATAGGACGACCAGCCCCGACGCTTTTCAGCGCCAGAGCCGGTCCCATACCCTCGCGATCTTGCTGGCCGAGCCGAGCCGCCGCCTTGGGCCGAGCCGTGGGAGTGACTTCCCCGGATCGTTGAGAGCTACTTTCGACACCAACGTCACTGTGCCGGGAACCGCGCTTCTCTCTTTCGGACTGCGCTTCGCCTGGGGTTCCGCCCCGTGGTAGGCTTCCAATGTCTGACGCCACTGTCTTGAATCCGTCCGTCAGACCGGCCCCGCGTAACTCGAAAGCGCGGGGTCTTTCGTTCATCCCAGCGCCTCCCGTAAGTGAAGGGCGACAGCCCGCAGGCCATCGGCTTGGTGCATGTCGTTAAAGTCCCCTAGCGCCGGGGGCTGGGTCCACTTGCGACCCGACCGGCGGGCGTAAAACTCACCCGCGCCCTTGCCTTCCAGATGCTCGTTCGGGCCGTCGTGGTCGGCGGCGATCAGGGCGCCGGGGATAGCGGCGGCGACCTTCTCGACATTCGAGGCGCTAAAGGCGCTCAGGACCGTTGCGGAGACCCCCAGAAGCCGCAGGGCGGCCCTGACGCTCAACGCGGTGGCGATGCCCTCACAGACCCACGTCTGCGCCCCTGTGGCGATCCTGTAGGACGCGCCGGTCATGTGGCCGCGCAGGATGTTTTTCTTCGCCCCGTCCGGGGTGATGAATTGAACGGTGGTGATCTTCTGGCCGACGCGACCAGGGATAACCAAAAGCGGCCCTTTGCCCGGAAGCGCGTTCGCTAGCGCCTCGCCGAAGCGACCGGCGGGAAAATGACGCGTCGGATCTTCACAGATCAGGCCGATCTGTTCGGGAAACCCCTTGCGGTCCAGATAAGGATGCTTGCCTTGGTCGCAGTCGCGCACGATGTCGGCGCAGATCCGCTCGACTAACTGCTGTTGAGCGTGGTTCTCGGCGTCCCGCAGCTTGCGGCGGCGCTCGGCCTCGGGGTCCACGCGATGTTCGCCTGCCCCGTTCATGGTGAACCGCTGACTGACGCCGGTTTGGTGGTTCCAGACCATGCCGCCGCGCTCGTCGTCAAAGATCAGGACGGCGGCGTCATCCTTGCCGTTGCGGCCCTTGGTGTCGGTGCGAACCCACTGGCCGGGCACAAGGCGGCGCTTGGGCGGATCAATGCCCACGGCCCCGCAGGCTTCGCGCAAAGCGTCGGTGAGGCTGGCAAAACTCACGCGGCCCTCCGCATCCGGCTGGTCTTTCGGAACCGGGCGACCTCGCGCTCGACCAGGGCCAGCGCGTCCGCGCTCGGGGCGCCTGTCCGCATCCCGAACCAGCCGGGTTTAGCCCGCTCGCCCGGATAGATGCCGCACCACATGGCGAACGCCCTCTTGCGGGCCTTGTCGCAGTCACCTTCGCGGCTGTTGGCTATCGCGTAGTAGACGCAGGCGCTGTAGACGCCCCGAGGGTCTTTAAGGCACTCAGCGCGCAGCCCGGCTCGCGGCGTCATGCCCAGCCCAGTGGGGTCGAACTCCCGAAGCTCGCCCTCGACCGCGTGAATGTTGGACCGCGCCGGGCGCTCCCATCCGCAAGACATGCAGGTATTGCCGCGAAGGGCTCCCGAACACTCGGGACACACGACCTTTTCCCGGACCTGCTGATTGCGCTCGCGGGCGATGCTGTCGCGCTTCTCGGCCTTGTCCAGTTCCCCGGCGCCGTTCTCCCAGACGTCATACATATCCAGGGCAAAGCGTTCGATGTTGCCGGAGTGATCCAGCCAAAGGGCGCGCTTTTCCTCGCCGGGGATGGGCCGCATAACGCGCCCGATTTCCTGCATGTGGCTGGAAAGGCTCTTGCGGTAGGGCTTGCAGGAGATGCCGATCAGGACGTCGGGAACGTCAAAGCCCTTAGTCAGCACGCCGCACGAAACGAGGCCGTGGATGATGCTGTCGGGCCTGCGGAACTCGCCGATCTTGGCCATCCGCTCATCGTCGTCGCGGTCGAGATAGCTGATCTGCTGGAAGTTATAGCCGGCGGCATTGAAGGCGGCGCACAGCTCGCGGCCATGCTCAACGGTCGGGCTGAACACGATGGTTTTGGCCGGGCCGCCGAAGTGTTCGTGGGTCTTGCCGATCCACTCCTGAACGACATCGCCGACGATCTTGATCCCGGCTGAAGCGGCGCTTTCGTCGCTGAACTCGCCGAAGCTGTTGCGCCCGAACTCATCATCGCCGGGGCTTTTCGCCACGTAGATTTTAGGCTCGATCAGATAGCCGTCGTCGATCAGGCGGCGGGTCGGGATGACGTTGACCATATCGTCCCAATGCTGGCCCATCCCTTTCGTGAACGGGGTCGCAGTCAGGCCGATCTTCACCGCGTTCGGGAAGCGGGCCATCAGGTCGAGCGTGGCCTTGTACTGGCAATGGGCCTCGTCCACGACGATCAGGTCGGGGTCGCGAAGCAAGCCGCGCCGGGCGAGCGTCTGGGCAGAGCAAACCTGAATGTTCTCGCGCGGCGACCAGCGGCGGTGAATGCCTTGAATGACCCCGTGGCGGATGCCGTATTCGCTGAACACTTCGCTGGTCTGTTCGACCAGGGCCACGCGATCCACGATAAAAAGGGCGAAGCTGCCCTTGCGGTCGGCCTCCCGCAGCAGGCTCGCCGAGGTAAGCGTCTTGCCCGCCCCGGTCCCGGCGCACAGGATCAAGCGACGGCTTCCGCTGCGGATCTTCTGGCGAAGCGCGTCGATAGCGTTCGCCTGATAGTCGCGCAAAACGATCTGTTTGGCGTCGGTGAGCGTCAGCATCCGGCGACCTCCGCATAAGCGGCGCGCTCGGCGTCTTCGCGAGACATGCCGCCATCGTATTCCATGATTGCGGCGCGCTCTTCGAACGTGTCGAGCAAGGGCCACACTTCAAGGCAGGCTTCGTTCCAGCGTGCCCGTATCCAAGTCAGGGCTTCGCTCGTCAGCCGTCCACGACGGAGGCTAAAGCGCCACTCATCACGAACGATGGCGCCGCCGTTGGCTTGAATGCGGGACAGGATGGTCATCCGAAGCTGACCTCCATGTTCTCCAGTTCTTTTGTCCGCGCCTCGGCCTTCTTCAGCCGGTTTTCCATCCGCTTGGTCGCGGCCATCGCCTCGTCTCTGGCGAACTTGGCGGCGCGAAGCTGGCCTTGCAGATTGCCGATGGTCTTGCCCTGATCGCCGACCAGAGCCTCGGCCAGCTTGGCGGCCATGTCGTCACGTTCGGACTTGTAGCGAGCCGCCCTGACCTTTTGGTCCGCCAGGTCGGCGCGCAGGCCAATGATCTCGTCGATCATGGCCTCGGTGTTCATCTTGGCGATCTGGCGACGGACGGGGTCCACGGGTTCGGGCGGCGCCGTGGGGGCTGTCCAGGCCTCCTGCGTCGCCCGCTCGCGCTTGACGGCGGCGATAGGCTTCCCGGTTTCGATAGCGGCCTGAAGCTCGGGATCGGCCTCAACTTCCTTGGCAAAGTCACCGGCACGGCGGACGGTCCTTTCGGTTACTCCGTGATCGGAGGCCAGCCGCTCGGCGGTGCGTTCCGGTTCAATGTGGACATTTTGTCCACTTTGAATGGCTCGGTTCTGGTTGCCCTCGGGCGCACCGACTTCGCCCTTCAGCCGGTTATACCGGCGCCCCAACAGCAGCTTGCGCGCATCGGGCGTCAGGTTGCGCCTGCCAAGCTGGTGGCAGTCCATCCAGTCTAGCGCGGCCTCGCGGGTCGGAAACTGCTTCTGGACCGTCTGGAATGGAATGCCGAGCCGCGTGCAGATGTCGAACCGATTGTGCCCGTCGATGATCACCCGGCCCCAGAGGGTCAACGGATCGCGGCAACCGTCCTCGACAAGGTTCGCCTCTAGCTGCGCCAGCTCCTCGCCGGACAGAGCCGGAATATACTTGCGGAAATCGGGGTCGATGATGATGTCAGTCATGGTTTCACTGGTCATGGGGTTCAATTTCGTTGCGCCTCGCGACCAGCGCGTCAGCGAGCCTGTAAGCGACCTCAGCCGCGGCCTTGCCGCCGTCGATTGCTGCCAAAACGCCGAGCCCATAGGCGACGTAGGCACAGGCCACGTTGCGGCGGTCCTCGTCGGTGTTCGCGGCCAGCACGGCGTCAGCGATGGCGTTTCCGACGATCTTCATGCGGCCACCTGCCGAACGATCTTCACGCCAGAAGCACGCGCTTCGTATTGGCGGACGCCATAGAGGACCGTGGTGTGATCCAGGCCGAAATACCGGGCGATCTGCGTCAGCGTGTAGCGGCCAGTTTGCTGGATCTTGGCCATCGCCTCTTGGCGCGGCCACGCGATGCGCTGCGCTCGGTTGCGGCTTTTAAGTTCGGCCAGGGTAAGGCCGTTGGCCTGCGCGACCTCGGCGGCGATGTCGGCCATCCGCTTGACTGGCGCCGGTTGCCAGCCCACCCCGAAAGTGTAGGTGAAATTCTCGTCGATCATGCCGCCCACTCCGACCGATAGACGGTGCGCGGCTGGCCGTTGATCCACACCACGACGGGGAACCCGCCTTCAGCGATGCAGGCGGCGACGTACTCTTCGTCGCGATCCGGGGCGGGCGGCTCCCACGCGACAACGGAACCGTTGCGGTCATGCTGAGCCTGCGCTTGGGCGTTGGCCCTAGCCACCTCGCTACGGCGGACGCCGAGAACCAGAGCCCGGTTGCGGATCGCGTCGCGGGACACGTCCCACGCCTCCGACCATGCCGCGATCATATCAAGCGTCGCGTTGGCGTACTGCTCAATCAGGATGGCGTCGTGTTCGGCGTAAAACACGCGGCGGCGCTTTTCGCGGTCAACCCTCACGACCAAACCTCCCCGCGCGTAACGACGGAGCCGTCAAAGCGGCGGGTCTTGGTCTTGTCGAAGCCCTTGGACTGGATGGCCTTGCGAGGGCGGCGGGTTCCGTCTTCGCGGGCAATCAGGCGCTTGACCTTGCCAATGTCGCCCTTGTCCTTCGCGGTCTTGGGCTTGTCGCAGGCGGGGCAAAGAAAGCGCAGGTTCGCATCATCGTCGGCGCCGCCCATCCAGAGCGGGATGCGGTGATCAATGACCGTTCCCGCCATCGGGACTTTGACGCCGCAGACACACCGGCCATTGCAGGCGAGGTACAAGCGCAGGCGGCGGGCCTTCGTCATGGCCTTGCGCGGGGTTGCCTCGACCGTCACATCACCCAAAAGCTCCCCCGACGCGCTCGACTGCGCCGGGGGAAAGTTCAGGGAGGCTCCGCGAGGGAGTTCACCGGCTAGGCGAGTGCTAGTCGCCTCCGGGGTGTCTTGATTAGGGAGGGCCAGCCGGAGCGGGCTATCCTCTGACCCGTAGCGCCGAGGCGCGGGTTTGGAGTCGGCCATCTAGGCGGCGTCCCTTGCTCGCGCAGGACGCTCAGCGGCAGCGTTTGCGAGTTCGTCCAGTGTGGCGAGGCCGGTATCGCAAAACGCCTTCCAGTGTTCCGCTGGAATGCTGTTCCGCTGGCGCCAGGAGGTGACAGTATGGACCGAAACGACATTCCCGATCTTGTCGAGGATCGCCGCTGCGGTGCCCGCTCGCTTGATGATGTCAGCATGTGTTGTCATGGGTAAGCACTATGCATCGCGCATAGCGTTAACGCAAGGCGAAACGCATAATGAGTTGTTATATGCGTGCGAAATGTTCAGTTCCGCCGCCCGCCTGAAAGCCGCCCGCATAGCCGCGCGATTTGAAACAGCGCCAGCGGCGGCGGACGCTATGGGCATTCCCCAGCAGACCTACATGGCCCACGAGAATGGCAGTCGTGGGTTCACAAAGTCAGCTGAACGCTACGCCAAGATGTTTAAGGTAACGCCCGAGTGGCTGCTATTCGGCACCGGAACGGGGGCGAAAATGACCCCTCCTCCGACAAAATCGCCAGACGACGGAAGGCCGATTCCCGCTGCGGAAATGCGGCTTTGGGTCAAAAGTGGACCGGTAAGCCGCGAAAAACGCCCACAAGCCGCCTTGCGCAGCGTACCCATAATGGGTGAAGTTGCCGCCGGAGTTTGGCGGGAGACCGGCGTGAGTGCGACGATTGACGCGAGCGAAAGCCTCTCGGTTGACGTGCCGGGCTATGAAAGAGCGGCGCTTTGGGCGCTTCGCGTCGCCGGGCCGTCGATGGACCTCCTTTATCCCCCTGGACGATATGTCATCGTCGCCTCGCCGGCGGAGGCCGGGCTTCGTGTCGGCGATCACGTCGTTTGCGAGCGCCAGCAAAACGGGCTTATCGAGATCACGCTTAAAGAGCTGATGACGATTGACGGAAAGAACGCGCTAATGCCGCGCAGTTCGCACCCGGATTATCAGGAGCCGTTCATCCTCTCTGCCGCTGGCGACTATGACCAGACGGCCCCAAAAATCATTGGCGTTGTTGTCGCGGACTACGCCCGACGCGAGCGCCCGCCGATTCTGTTTTCGCCGGTCACGGACGACGACGCCTAGCGGCCATGCCGCCCTCCCCCCAATAACTTCCGCTTTCGCATAGCCGCGAAAACAAGTCGCGCGCTGCTATGCGTTTTGCGTTGACACAGCGTTATGCGTTGCGCATAGTGTTTCCACAAACGGGAGACACCCCATGCAGACCGCAACGATCAGTTTCGAAGTGGACGTATTCGTCGAGGCGATGGAAGGCGATGAGCCGGAGATCACCGAGATCGGCCTTGTCATCTATGACCCGACCGCCGCGATTGGCCGCCGTCACCGCACGTCGCGCATGGTTCCGGTTTCCGCCGAGCTGTCGCGCCTGATCCTCGATCACCTCCGCGCCGAGGCTCTCGACGCCCTCGCCGAAGCCGACACCGACCACGCCGAACAGGCAGCGGAACACCGCTGGGAAATG